TTAAAGGTGTTTACACCAGAAAACTACTTGCCGCTCGATACACAACTCTCTTTTCAATACCAGTTTTACACCAGTGGAGAGGCGGTGTACACAACAGTCTTTTCGAACAAGGCAACAAAAAGGGCCGCCGAAGCGACCCCTCTTGAACTCCAACAGCCAGAAGGAGTTATTCAGCAGCTTCTTCGACGGAGACGTCGGAGGGAGCGGCTTCAGCAGCTTCGGCTTCGGGCTTGGCAACAACTTCTTTGCCCAGGCCGAAGAACTTGCGCCAGCGGCCATACTGGGTGGCGGCGGTCGCCTGATTGATGCCTTCCTTGCCAGCGGCTTCCAGCACGTCCTTGCGGGCTGCCGGTGCGCCACCCTGGGCGGACAGGGTGTCGGTGATTTCCCAGACGCGTGCGGTCTTGGTGCCGGCCTTCGGGCGGGTGACACCGTTCTGCTCGATCTTCGGTTCCTTCTCAGCCTTGACGGCGTCGGTCTTTGCTTCGCTCACGATACTCTCCTAGAGGTTGATGGTCATGGGTGTGTGCTGCCCATGACCTGAATGATAGCGGGTCATGGGCTCGGGGTCAAGCCCCTGGGACTGCCGATTTAGATGCTTTCCACTTTCCGTACTGCGTCGAGGCGGTGGCCGGGTTAATGCCCTCGGCTTCACACGCAGCGATCACCGCTTTGCGTTCCGGCAAGGCAGAGCCTTGCATCAGGCTGTCGGCGATCTCCCAGACCCTTCCGGTCGTTGAGGTAGCCTTCGGCCTTGCTGGGGCTGCCCCTGGTTCCCTGGGCGCTTTCTTCTCTCCCTGGGAGACCGACTCTTCGGGGTAAAGCCTGGCCACCTCGCGCTCAAGGTCTTCCATCGGAGTCTCGTCTGGCAGCATGGTGTCCAGCCGAGCCAGACACCGGCGCACGAGCTCACTGTAGTCATCGGGAGGGGTCTCCTTGCAGACATTCCAGTAGAGGTACTGAAGGGGCAGTTTTTCCAGCTTGGCGAAGCTGCGTCCTTCCAAGGGAGGGGCAATCACTTTGCGCCCCTGGGCCTGCTGGATCTTGCCCAGGAGGACAACGCGCTGGTTGGTGGCGATGGCCAAGACGGCCGTGGATTCGACGGTCGTCACGTCGATTAGAAGGTATTTCATGGAAGCTCCGCGCTCGTGAGGTAAAGGGAGTGGCCAGTGGTGGTCGCCGAAGCGCTCACCGGTAGGGTCCGCAGGATGACGCCCCCATTGTCGGGTGGCGCCCCTGCAGACATTACAGAAGCACTGGTCGGCCATTTATTCGGCGGTTTGCGAGGCGACTCGGGCGGCCATTTCCTTCTGCACGCCCAGCCATTGTTGATACTGCGTCCGGGCAGTGTAGAAGGCGACGCTGCGCTTAACGCACTCGGCCAGGACCTCCTTGCGCTTGACTTCAGGATTGGCAGCCTTCATTTCGTCGGCGATATGCCACACCAGCTTGCAAGGGCGCTCGGCAGTGGATTCGTTGGTGACTTCGATCTTACGGGTCGGAGCCTTCTTCTCGAGAGCGGCATCGGCGGCATCTTGGATGGCGCTCGGCTTTTCTGCGTCTGCCGCAGCGAAAGCAGCGTCGAGACGATCTTCGAGATCACCGCTCTCTTGGATTTCATCAAACGTGGCCTCGTCGTGGAGGGCTTGGGCAGCCGCGGCCAGATCGACCACTTCGAATTCGATCTCATCGGCCTTCAGGATCTTGCCTTCCAGACTTCCAGAGGCTTTGGCTTCCCGGGCTTGGGTGCGGCCGGAGTAGGCGCCGACGGCGTAGTCCTCGTTGATGATAACCCAAGGGGTCTTGCCAGCTTCGCGGATGGTGTTGAGTTGATCGTTGAAGTCCGGGGTGATTTTGATGATCATCATGATTTACTCCTAGTGGCTGTTGAAGGTTTGGATCGTGTTCCCCTGATCCATGACTAAATTATAGGGGCTCCCTTATCGGGTGGCAACAGCTTTCGGAGAAGAAAATCAAAAAGGGATCTCTTGAATCCACTCGGGGCAGCCGAAGACGATGACGTCCGCTGGAGGGCGTTGCTTGAACTCCAGACATTGATCCTTTTTCTTGTCGAAGCATTCGCAGTTGAGGCAGCTCTTGACGACGACGGTTCGGATCAGCTCGCGATGGAGCAGGTCACGGGTTTCAGCTAGGTTGGACGGGACGGGCATTATGCTTCTCCAAAAGAGGTGCCGGTGTAATCGTATGCCAGGACTTCGTCATACTTAGGCTTGAGCCAGACACGGACATGGGTCGGGGTGCGAAGGACATCCAGAGACTGGAGGGCGTCAGCTGTGGTCTCCGGCGGTTCATCAAGGGCGCGCTCTCGCCACCAGTCCCGGGCCTTCTTGCCGGCGTATCCTTCATGCTCAAGGCAGACCCACTCCTTGAACATTCGCAACCCGCAGAAGTAGCTGACCTGAATAGTCGGTGGGCGCCCCTCTTTACGGTGCTCATTGTAGATGACGCGATCGACCTTGAAGACCTCGGTCTTCGGGGCGCCGTCGGAGATAAGCTCGTCGGTCCCGGCGTGCTGCTTGATCTTAACCTCGCGCGGGAATTCGGCGCCGCACTCAACACAGAACCGGACGCTGGCGTGATTGTAGGTACCGCAGGCTTCGCAGAGCCGGACAGGGGCGACGCCGCCGCCCTTGCCCTTTCGCCTGGGAAGGACTGGGTCGTTGATCGGGCCGAGCCGTTTCGTATTGCCGGCAAAGTCCAGCACCAGACAATTGAGCTTGCCTCCCTGGGCGATAGCGGTCATCCGACCTTCCGGCGTGCCCAGGTCGAACCCAGGGGCATAGACCGGGCGCGTACCGCGGCCCAGCATCTGAACCCACAGTGAAGGAGACTGCGTCGGACGCAGCATGCCAATGAGGTCAATCCCTGGGAAGTCGAAGCCGGTGGTCAAGATGCCGTTGTTCACCATGGCGCGATACTTGCCCTGCTTGAAGCCCAGGATGTTCGCATCGCGCTGGGCATCCGGCATTTTCGAGTGGACATAGGTTGCCGAGACGCCCAGGCTCTCCAGCATATCCGCCACGTGAACGGCATGCTCAATCCCGGAGGCAAAGACAAGCCAATGCTGTCGGTCGTGGCCGTATGCCAGCATCTCCTGAATAGCAGCGTAGGTGATCTCGTCTTTATCGACGGCGGCCTGGAGCTCGTTCTGCTTGTACTCCCCACCATGCATGTGGACACCGGAGATGTCGAGCTGGATGGAGGTTGGCTTCGGAACCAGCCGAGCAAGGTAGCCTTCGGCCAGCAACCAATTGAAAGCCTCGAGGCGTGTCATGTCGAAGCAGACGTCTGTGAACAGCCCGCCCTTCTCGGTCAGCATACCATGGCCGAGGCGGTAGTGCGTCGCCGTGAAGCCGATGACCTTGAGATGCGGATTGATCTCTTTCAGCCCTTGGATGACGATCTGGTACATCGTACTCTCCTTCGGCGAGACCAGATGGCATTCATCAATCAAGAGCAGATCGATTCGCCCAAAGAGTTCCGGGGTGCCGCGCGCCACCGTACCGACCCCGCCGAAGACGATTGGGTATCCGACGTCCTTGCGACCCAGGCCAGACGAATACACACCGGCAGGAGCCGTCGGCCAGATAGCCAACAGCTTCTCAAGATTCTGCTCGATCAGCTCTTTGACGTGGGTCAGCTTCATCACCCGCGTCCCAGGGTAAGTCTCCATGGCCCGGCGAATGAACGCTCCGATGACCACAGACTTTCCGGTGCCGGTCGGAAGCGCGACGATCGGGTTACCCCGGCCTCCCTGGGCGAAGTACTGGAAGATGCTATCGACGGCAGCATCCTGGTAATCGCGGAGCTTCATATCAGACCTTGTTCTTGAAGGATGGATTCAAGGAGTAATTATCACAGCCGACGCGTTGTTTAGCACTCGACAGCACCTCGCTCTCGAAACGCAAGGTGCAGAGCCACTTAGCATCATCGATTGGATGGCAATACACGCATGTGCGGCAGTTGCGCGCCGGAAGGGCATCGCCGTGGCAGACCTCCTTCTGGTCACAGAACTTGCATTTGAACCAGCCTGGGCTCTGGTTAATCTTTGGCGGGGGTTCCTTGGCCTCAATGATCATTACTGAGCGGTCAAGGTAGCGCTGATACTGCTGCGCATCGAACTGAACCAGCTCCAGATGGATTTCATCGGTATTCTTATTCACCGCGGCATAGAGCGCCCAGGTCAGCGCGTTTTTGCCCATGTAGATCTGCATCTGAACGAAGTGCTCCCACTTAGCCGCCATGACCCCATCGGCCTTGAGCTTGATGAAAGACTTCTCCCCGTGGGTCTTGAACTCCGTCAGCACCGGGGTGTCGGGCAGGTCAGGGATACCCAGGGCAACCCCGTCCATCGATCCGCCAAAGTGCCCCATGTGGCCACTAATTCGAAACTGCTTTCCATTGGCATCAAGCTGCCAGACTTGGCACCCGATCATCATCAGCAGTGCCAGGAAGCGTGGCTCCTCGAGGTGCCCTCGGTTGAACAGACGCAGCATGCGCCCGTCGAACTTCTTGAGGGTTGTCCAGCGAAAGCCGTACCAAACCTCCCGAGCACACTCCCGGCCAATGAGAGAGGCGCCGAGGTGGTCGCGCCAATCATCTTCCTTGGTGCTGTAGGCGTCGCCGGCCTGCGGCATCAGCTCGCCCAGGTGTCCGCGGAACCTGGCTCCCTGGTCTTTGAATAAGGCCTCCTCGATGGCCTGGGCGGTTTTAGTTGCGAGTAGCATGCCGGTTCATTCTCCAAACTGTGATGCGGTTGAATAGCCTCCGCAGCGTATAGCTGCGAGCAATTGAAATCAAGGTAAACCAGAGCGTAATCATCACGTTGTCATGGAGCGGGATGTTCACCCCATACATCGGGAAGATTAGGATCTGGCTTCCAAGCGCGATGCCAAAGCCGATCAGGATATTGATCAAGCTCTCGACGAGAGAACCGATTTTAGACTGCATGGAACCTCCAAAGAGAAGAAAGGCCCGGCCTTGTGAGCCGAGCCTTGGCTACCGTTACTGCGCGGGTTGTGCCCAGGGCGGAACGGGAGCGCCACCAGCCGGAGCGTGTTGGACTGGCGC